GGTAAGGAGAAAGCAGCAGCTATCTCCTCAAGGTCTGCTTCACGTGGTACTAAGTTTCATAGTATCACTGAGGATTATCTCAACAATGAGTTGGACATTAAAAAATACAAAGACTCTCCACTTCCTGTGGTGATGTTTGAGCAGACCAAAAAAACCTTTGATCGTATAGGGAATATATACTTACAGGAAGCATTTCTTTATTCAAAACATCTTGAAGTTGCTGGTCGTGTCGATTTAGTTGCTGTGTTTGATGGTGAATTATCTATCATAGACTTTAAGACATCTGCTGAACCTAAAAGAGAAGCATACCTGTACGATTATTTTATTCAGGAGACAGCATATGCATGTTGTTTTCAAGAACTATACAGTTTAACTGTCAAACAACTGGTAACTATTGTTGCTTGTGAGAATGGTGAAACTCAGGTCGTAATTAAACCACCTAAGAAGGAGTACCTTCTTAAACTCATACAGTACATAGACGAATACCAAAAACGATATGGACAAAAAACAATTACTTGAGGATAAATTTATGACCGCTGCGAGATTTTCGCAGGAAGTGGAGAAGATTGCACTACATAATCATGACATGAATTATATTGATTCGGTTATCCACTACTGTGAATTAAATGAAATTGAATTAGATAGTGTAGGTAAGCTAATCAGCAAACCATTGAAGGAAAAGTTGCGGTATGAAGCACAGCAACTTAATTTTATGAAAAAAACAAGTCGTGCCAAACTAATGCTAGTATGAGTTTCTTTAAGTCAGAAATAGTCCGTGGTGACATTCAAGAAATGATGGAGCTTCAGCAGTTCTGTTTTAGATCTGCTATGAATTTTATTCTATTAGAATCAGATAGAAAGATAGAATATTTTGAAGCACTTGAAAAGTTAATAGAAAAACAAAAGATATTTTATGCTCGTGCCAAACTGAGTGATGATCCTGAAGCTAAATCAGTCATTGAAACTATGAAGCAGGGTATTGTTATGTTAGGTGCTACACCCAATACATCCATTGAGACTATGTTTGATGACTTATTGAGGAAAGTACAACACATGAGGCAACAAGTAGAGGGAGGGGGTTGACGCCCGTCCTCATCCCTGTTAGTATGATTAAGTGAAAGGGCACTGGGTTCTGACTACCATGACTTAGAAGCATGGACATGATGTTGGGTAAAACTGCCACTGATGCACCCCAGATACAAACCAAATCCAATTAAATCCGAGGTAATCTAATGCCATTTGCAGATCTTAAGCGTAAATCTCAGAACAATTTTCAGTTCCTACAGAAGGAATTAGAAAAATCATCCAGCGGTAAGAACGTTGATGAGAGGTTCTGGAAACCAGAGGTTGACGCATCAGGTAACGGTTATGCTGTTATCAGATTCCTTCCTGCCCCAGAAGGAGAAACTATTCCGTGGGCAAAAGTGTACTCCCATGCCTTCCAAGGTGTTGGTGGTTGGTACATTGAAAATTCTCTCACCACTCTTGGCGACAAGGATCCCGTTGGTGAAGTAAACCGCCGTCTCTGGAACAGCGGTGCTGATGAGGACAAAGAAACTGCACGTAAGCAGAAGCGTAAGCTATCTTACTACAGTAACATCTTAGTTGTGAAGGATCCTAAGCACCCTGAGAACGAAGGCAAGACATTCTTGTACAAGTATGGTAAGAAGATCCATGATAAGATCCTCGCTGCTATGCAACCTGAGTTCCAAGATGAGACACCAGTAAATGTGTTTGATCTTTGGGAAGGTGCTAACTTCAAGTTGAAGATTAAGAAAGTAGCAGGGTTCTGGAACTATGACAGCAGTGAGTTTGATTCTGTTAGTGCTCTTAGTTCAGATGATGATGAACTGGAAGCAGTCTGGAAAAAAGAACACTCGTTAGAAGCATTTACTTCTAAGGATCAGTTCAAGTCTTATGAAGATCTTGAGCGTCGTTTGAACATGGTACTTGGTATAGGTCAACGTCCTGTTACTCGTCCTTCTGTTGATGATGAAGAGTACGAACCTGTTGCTGTCTCTACACCTTCTCCTGTTAAACAGGAAGCAGTTGTAGATGATGACGATGCACTATCATATTTTGCTCGTTTAGCAGAAGAGTAATCGTGTCATCACCAGCAGATAGAATTGCAGATGCTCTTGAGAGAATTGCTAATTCTCTAGAGCACCTGCACATAGAGTCTATAGATCATGCTCACATAGATGAGATAGATCATAATCATGTCGAAGGTGATCTAAACACCCACGCAAAAACATGGTGAAAAAAGAAAAGGCAGGTGAAGTTATTGGTCATCCCTTATGGATGCTTCCAGTTATGCTAGTAGGAATGTTAGCTTTGATTGAAGGTCTCCATACTTCAGCACATTTATATAAAGATATGGATGTTCATGGATGGGCACAACAATATTTCAGGAAGAATCCTGATGCTTGTAATTCCGATTCTGATTATTGAATTCTATAAAACTGGAAAAAAAATTCGGGCAAATTTTTGCCCGAAAAAGTCAACCAGTTCCCTTTAGACGCTGACTAATATAGTTGGCGTCTTTTTTGTAGATATTTTGACTTCTAAAATCATCCACAAATGATTGTACATAATTTTGTTTGAGGAGATAAATTTCTCTCTTCTTTTCATTCTCTATTTGATAATATTCAGCAACGGTGATGGGACTTGCAATCTCATTACCGTTTTTTAATGTCACTACACCATCAATGTTTAACTTATGTGTACCATCATAGAAAGCTTTATCTACATGTAAACCAGCAGCATACTGTCCCATAGTTTCTTTGATCTCATAGTGATTGATCTGACTATATGGATCATCAAATTCTTGTTCTAATACTCTATACAATTCATAGTTTTGCATTGGCCAATCATATTGTGCGTTGACCATATTATTTGTGATAAGAATTACCCAATCATAGAATTGATCTCCATAAAATCTTTTAGCTAAAGTATCTGGACGTTCTCCATCTCTAATAGCATACTTATTAAAGTAAACAGCATTAGAGAATACATTTTCATTGACTTTATATCTACGAAAGAAATTCTTTGCTACTACAAAATCTGATTTTGAGAATGGATATTTGATTGGTTTCTCGTCGTATGCGAGATTTGGAATGATTGAGAAATACATTATCGTATAGTATTGTCTAGAACTTCTTCGGCAAAGTTGATCTTTGTTTCTTGGAAATTAATTCCTAATTCTATAGCAACGGGTTGACCAAATTCATCATTATATGTAGCATATGCTCCATCGGGTGTGTAGTTTGCATCTACTTGTGTGACAGCTAGCATTTTATATCTTGGAAGAACTGTATGCTCCTTGGATCCTCTCATGAAAGAAACTTTGCAAAGGTTTGGTACACCAATAAATCCTGCTACCACTCCCTTATTCTGATCTTTTCCTGCATCATTAAATCCCATCACTTGTCCTGGATCACGATGTGGTAGAGTACATGCTTTAAATCTTCTTAAAATTGTATTGATTGCGTCTGAATCAGCTTGATTTCTGGGAACCAACTTGAATTTCAACATAAAGTTTCTCATGTCAACAGCTTGGAATAATAATTCAGTGTTGGGATTCATGATAGCTCCAGAGATTGATCCAAAGACGTCATTATTATCAAGTTGATCACCACCAGCTGCTTTAACTGCCTTCTGTAAAGCTTTAGCAGACTGTAAACCAAGAGCTCTTTGTGCAGCATCAGTTAGAGTACCAAAACCTGTAGTCATTTTTTTATCTAGTCCTGTTTGACCAGCAGCTCCTAATATACCTGCACCAACTGTACTGAATGCTTTACCACCCCAATTACCTCTAAAACCAGTAGATATATCTTCTGGCATATACATTACGATAGGTTCCCATCCTTCTCCAGCATCTTCGTATTGTCCAGATTGGTTATAGTCAGTGGTACTATTCCATAGGTTCTCTAAATTCTTTTCTCCAATTCTTAATGCTTCCCTATTATCTCCCCATAAACCTTGAAAGACATTACCGTTACCAAATCCAGTTCCTCCAGCTCTTTGCCAAGTCTTTAACTGTTTTCTATTACCAAATGGAGCAAGATATTTTTTAAACTGAAATAATACATAGTCACTATCTGGACCAATGGTTTGATCAGCAGGATATTGTGTAGTAACTTGATCAGAGCTTGTACCAGGACCTTCGGGTGGTTTAAACCTAGCTCTTATTCCCCCCTCCTTTATTGCATTATCTGCCACAACAAATGCACCACCATCCTTAGCTCTTTCAGCATTAGTAAGATCGTTACCAATACCTGGCTTTTTATTAGAAGTCCATCCACCATAATTTTGCTTTATCCAAATTTGTCCATTAGAATCCTTGAAGTAATCACCTCGTTTTGCATCTATTGGTGGGTTAATTGGTTGTTTTACACCCTTAACCATGAGGTAATTTTCATCTATTACTTTTGCCATTATTTTGCCATCTCCCTAGATTGTTTGGTTCCGTAACCTTTCACGATTCTTTGACCTCTGATTTTATCGTAGAAGTTCTCATCAGTATCTTCCCATACTTCAGATTTTTC